TTTATAAAACCCGCCAAAGATTTGATCGGGCCAGCAAAAGTGGTCTGTGCCATTGTAATTACCTCTTACGAAAGGATTCGCCTTAGAGTCTTCGTAACGTCCGTCTGAGTCGGTCGCTAAGGCTGTTTTTCTCAGATAGTGGGTTTATACAGGAGAAAAAGAAAAGGGGCAACTAGTGCCCCTTTCTTTTGCGATATTACGCAGCTCCAGGAGAGCCGAAAATACCACGCCAGTCACTAAAGCCAAAGCTGTAGCGTTCTCTGGCCTTATAGCGAACATTTCCGGTTTCAAAGTCACCTTCCATATTCGTAGAGACAGGAGATCGCACAAAGTGCTTGAGACCATTAGGTACGTCAGTCTTCAGGAAGAAGGCATCAGTATCTGTTAGATAATGATTGACCGTATATCCTTCAGGAACCATACCCATGTTACGCAGTGCGTTAATATCGTTATCCGCAGTGCCTACTCGTCCTGGAGTTTCCAGTAGACGATCTGCAACGAATTGCAGAGCAGATGGGATAATCAACTTACGAGCCTGAGCATTGATCTTTAGACCACGCTCATCTTCGAAAGCTGCGATATCAATCAACGATTGCTCTAACGAAGTTTCGTTCAAGTCTGCAGCAGTTGACAGTTCGTTGCGTTGGTCTTGATTGCCCACGGTGGGGTGATCAGTTGCACAAAGCTCTTTACCGTCTCCACCAACAAATGAACTGTTAAACGCATTGTTCAATACGTTCGCAGCTTTAATTTGCTTCGTCTGCATCATAGAACGAGCTAGTGCTCGTGTATAACGAGAAGACAGGGTGTCGTACAGATTATCTTCAATTGCTTCTTCAGTCAAAGAAAACGCCAAAGCGACAGTTTCGTGAGTGTAGCGAGCAGTGAAAGATTCTTGTGCGGTATCGTAAGATACTGCAGAACCTTCAAATTTCACAGGTGCCTCACCAAAACCACTAAGCATTACTTCCTCTTCGAAAGCTCGTTCAGAAGTCTCCGTATCGAAGATTTCTTCATGCTCAGGTGCATAGCGTTCATACTCTAAACCGAAGAGAGCGTGAAGGCCAGGAACAAGCTCTTTTACGAGTTGCGCTCTTGAAATAGCCATTAGTTACTCTCCTATACCGCAAATACGTTAGTTGGGAACGTAAAGTATCCACGAGCGTTAGCACCAATGGTGTTGCTCGGAGAATCTACGAACCTGTTTAACAACGCGATGCCGCTGCTGGTTGTCGCTGTTACACCTTCTTTGGATCGTCCATTGTTGGTGCTGCCAGCGGTAGTGCTGATAGTATATTTACTACCGATGAAACTTACAGCAGGAGTACCTGCAGTAAATTGTGCCTCATACACGATCGCTGGATCGGTATAGACATACGCTTCCACGTCAGCACCACCTAGTGTAACTACGTCTGCTGTCCACATGTTTGCGAATGTCGGCGTACCGTCGGTTGCCGTGTAATAAACGCCAGCAAATACTCCGCAAGGAGTGCCTGTGGCGGTGCCTTGGATTACATACCCAGAAGAAAGGTTAACTACGTCACCATTAAAAATGGAGGCGTTAGTACCACTTGCAATACGCAACTTCTGAGGACGAATCACACCACCATATAGGTGGTAGGCTGGGGTGAACCCGTTAGGGGCGTCAGTATTAGCCATGATTTAATCCTCTAAGGAAAATGATGAAATTAATCAGCAGCCGGTTCTCGACTACCAAACTCAACTTTTGAGTCCCTTCGAATATCGCTTTGTCTAAGCGGCATACGAGGGTCACTATCTCGCAGAAGATCATTGTCAACACCGTGAAGCTGATCTGCAGTCTTTCCTCGGAAATATGCATTTCTTTCATCAACGGTTTCGTCAGGAATCTTTGCAAGAATTAAGCCACCAACACCAATCACGCCAGCGTGCTTCCCTTCGTCAATCGTAGGAGCGTCGAAGTCAGGATAGTCTTCTGCTCTTACTGGCTCGAATCCTTCACGAATACGCTTAGACATATTCGCTCGGTCATCGTGCCCACGAACTTCTGCACGAACCCATCTATGCTTATAGCCAGCTGGGGCTTGAGGGGCGTCCAACATTGAAGGTGGTTGCCAAGGTTTACGGCGAGCTGTTTTTGCTCGAGTTTCAGCAGATCTGGAGGTACGATCTGTCATTTTCATCTCCTATACAAACTTTGCGTACTCTTCTAGAGGCACACCTATTCTTTTAGCAATTGCTATCTGTGAAGGTGTGAGTTTCACACTGCGTGCTCCTTTCTTTACAGAACCAGCCCCACGGCTGGCACCTGCTACAGAAGATTGCACGTTTTTCGTCTCATCGGCGAACTTTTGTGGAAAGAGATCTCTCATTTCCGCATCTACCCGTTGGTAATAATGCTTGGAACTAGGAGGCACTCCTTCCTTAATTAATTTTTGATGAATGCCCATAGCAGCATACGTCATGCCCTCGTCTTCACCAAACCAGTTGTTCTTTTCTGCCCATGCTTCCGCACTCGCATCTGGAGCAGCCGGTTGTATATTCCGTTGCGGCATTTGCGGCGGGTATTGTAGCTGGTCAGGAGTCTGCACTTGTTTAGGTGCGTTTTTCTGTCGTGCTACTAATCTTTGGGCATTTTGCGCTTCGTAAGAAGTTTTAGCAACCGCTTCTGTAGCTAATGCAATAGCTTCAGCGTCGCCAAGCTCTTGAGCTTCTTTAAGTGCTCTACGCGCCCGTTCCTTATCCAACTCAATCCGCTGAGTATATTCATTGACTAAAGTAGAGTCAGAAGACTGTAACTTAGTTTGAAGTTCGTTGTTTTGCTCAGAAATCTTCTTGGCAAACTCAATCGCTTCTTCTCGCTGACGTTCGGCTTCTCGCATGCGATAAGTTAGTTTATCGATGCGTTTTTTAACACCGTCACTGTATTCTTCTAATTCATCAGAATTAGAAGCAACTTCTTCTGGGGCAGACATATCAAAGTCTTGCGCAGGCTCCTGCGAAACATCCCCCTCTCTAGGATCAACTTCCTCTTCAGGAAGTATTAGTTCAATATCTTGAGACTCAGCCATTTCATATTACCTTATTGCAGAATATCTTCTGGATTATTTACAACAGCTAAAATTTCATCATCGTTCAAAAGACGCATATCGCCTCCGTCGATGTTGAATCTAGCTCCTGCATAGCGACCAAAAATTACCCAATCGCCTTCATCGCACCAAGCGCCTTCGGGAAATTTATCTTTGTCGGAATAAGCATCTGGGCCTTTTCTTACAACCAGCCCAACTACGGTAGCTATCCGCTCTTTATCAAGAGTTTGTTTAGCTAACATAATGCCGCCTTTTGTTTTCTCCGGAGGAGTAAACGGCAGAATCAGCAAACGATACCCCGTAGGGTTCGGCAACTTATCTGCATGAGTTTCATAATTTTCGGAGGTTATGCCCTCTTTAACAGGTTCTATAGGCGTATCAGAACCAAAATTAAGAACTCGTTCAGGGGTAGCACCTATGCTACTTAGGTCAATTTCTTCAGTCGTCTTCGACATCTTCCATCCTTCCATGCAGGGCAGTTATTTCTTGTTCAGCGAAATTAAGCCCTGAAATTTCACCAACAATACGTTGGTACTGAACAAAGTCTTGTGCGCCACCAGTGGCGAGTGTCTGCGTGAGATCTTCTTGTCTCTCACGCAGCTTGCGGAGTAAAAACTCCGAATATTTTATAAAATCCATTAGTTGATGTAGCTAGTAAAATCCAATCCCTTGGTTGCTGCACCAGTGCCTTTTGTCCTTACTTTCTTTCCAGGAAGATCAACAGTTTTCTGCTTTAGTTCAGTAGGCTTCGCAAAACCCTCATTAGAAGGTTCTGGAATAGAGGGCATAACACCAGCTTTTTGAGTTTTAGGAGACGGATACGGAAGTTCCGTAGATCTAAAATTTCTCACTTCTTCTTGCCTCCAGTTTTACCGCCGCGCTTCATTCTCATCGGCATTTTCTTAGCGGTCTTTCCGCCCCTGCCCATTTTCTTAGGCATCTTTTTGTTCTTTTTGTATCCTGGCATTTTAATCTCCTTCGGCATACAAGTTATTAAACGTAATGTTCGGATCCATGTAGCTGTCGTCAATCTCCGCACTATGCACGTGTTGACTAGGATAAAAGTCCGGTGCTCCTGAACCTGTCTCCCATAACGCAGGATTAGTCGCTCTTACACGATTGTTAGGCAGTGCTACAATATTGCCCGTCCATTTCCCCGCATCAGTAAGCTGAATAACATGACTCTGCTTATGTTGAGCAGGATCATCAGCTATATCGTTCCCTGTATAATCAACAGTGAACAAATACCTTCCTGTATGAAACTCGTTATCTATCTTACACAGCCAAGGGCTAGAAGATACGCGATCCATAACAATAACCTCATGGTCTCGGGAACTACAGTCCCAAGGTTGCGCTAGATGAGTTGCCATCGCTTCAGGCATCTCATCAATAAGAGCGTCCCCAACTAAGGCGGTAATAGGCATCCTAGCCCACATCGCTCCACCATGAAGATTTTCAGAATCTTCTTCCTCATCAAATTCGTATCCTGTGAATACGACTTGAAAGGATAAACATCTATCAGGTATCGTGTTTACCGCAATCGCTATCGCGTGTAAATACTCTCCGTGATAATCTAAATGATTGTGCGTATACTCTTTTCTAACCCAGCAATTAAAATGAGGGATATTACTTATTAAATGAGGCAATTAATCCTTTTCCTGTGACTCCCGAACAATCTTTGCAATCTCAGTTAGATTAGAGTCTACTTCTCTATCGTCGCGCATCTCTGCTTGCTGTAGTTCAGAGGCTACTCGGATATCCGTTTGCTGTTCTTGAGATTCAATACGCTCTCTTTCCAACTGCGCTTTACGCTCGGATTCCCTATCACGCTGTTTGAGTTTTTCGAACTCTAATTCCATCTGTTCTTCGAACATCTGGCGCTGAGGATCTTGCTGCTGTGCGGCCATCGCTTGAGCAAGAGCTTGTTCTTGACCAGTAATCTGCTGAGTTGCTTGAGCAGCCGCCATAGCAATCTGGCTTTCTGCTTCGGGAGGCAACTGAGGCAGCTGGCCATCTGGCCCAGGCTGTGGCAGCTGGACACCTTGTTGAGCCAACATTTCTTCCACTTGGATACGATACTTCAGAGCTTGGTGCTGCTGAATATGCGCTTGAAGCGCACCCATCGCTTGTGGGTTCTGCTGTGTTTGAGGATTTTGCATAAACGCCATGTGTGCTTGGACGTGGGCGTCATGATTTTGTTGAATGAAGGCTTGTAAAGGAGCCGTCATCAATGCGTCCATATTTTCTTGGACGGGGTCTTTAGGCGCAGGGGCCATATCAGGCATTAAAATATCATCGATATCTTTAATGTTCAGCGCAATATACATCTTGCGGAATGCTTCTTTCATATTATGGATCTGAGGAGCACTCTGAGCCATCTGAAGTTGGGTCTGCGCTAAAATAATGCGCTGCGTCGTACTAAAGATATTAGGGTCGCAAACAGGAATAACATCTACGCTGTTGTTAAAGTCCTCAGCAAAAACAGTTTGCTGTGCGCCCTGCACTTGGTACGGATATTCAGGAGGTAGATACTCGCCGAATAATCGCTTTAGTATTTTGAATTCGTTACGCTGCGCGTAATGCAATCGCTTGTGGATTGCAGAAATAACTTTCTGACCTTTTTCTAACAACGCAACGGTGGTGCCTACTGGAGCGTTAGAGTTAGCGTCCCCAGTTTGGTTATCCATTACAGATGCAAACCGCTGCCCAGACTCTACGAGTAACCCTAATAGCTGCGCTAGAGTTGCGCTAGGTTCTTTATACGGAAGCGGCATAAAGGAGTCGCGGATCGTTCCTCCAGGAGTGTCTACATCTCGCCACTCTCCAGGCTGTACCGGATCATCAGATCGCTGGATATTTAAGCCACGTGCTTTAAAACCAGCCGGTAAGTTGGCTAACGTACCTGCATCAATTAGCTGACGTAAAATAGCCGTAGCTGATTTAGTTACCCCGCCAATCATATGGATTAAGCCGAAACCGTAAAAACCCAGTCCTGGAAGGAATTTGTAATGCGTAAAGTATTCAACTTTCTTACGCATGGGGTCGGTTTCTTCGTAGTTTCTACGAACAGAAAGTACGGTGTTGTTATCTTTACAGATCGTTACGATATACGGAATGGCCAACCCAGTAGGTTCTCCATCGTTATCCGTATGCTCAAACCCTTCGATATCTAACTCAACGTGAAACTCAAGCAGCGTATAGTCGTGCTGACTTCCGGTACGAGTTACGCCATCTAGCTCATCAATTTTTTGCTGTACTGAATCACTATCATCAGTGTAAGATGGAGGATTCATCTCCTCGTCTACATAAAAACCACTGAGCTGTAGTTTACGAAGATCATTCTCCGTCATAGTCAAGCGGTGCGTAATACGAGGTGACGTGTGTAGATCCGTAGCTGTATACGGAACAATTAAATCTTCAGCTTTAATAAACCTAGAAACGACTCGGCCCATCGTAGGGTCGTAATAGCATTTCTTAAACGCAGAACCTGCTAACGGCAAAAAGAACAACATCTGATCCATTTCAGGATCGTATTCGTCCATTTTGTACATCAGCTGATAATTCATAAAATCCTTAACGCGATTAGCTTGCATCGCTTTAGGATCATTAGAAGCGCCCATTATTTTCGTATCTACTGGGCCGTTAGCTGGTAATAGTTCTTTATACGCTTGGGCTTGAAAATGCGTAGCCGCTTCAGCAAGTAGCGGATGATACACCCCGCTCGCACCTTCAAACGGTTCGCTACGAGGGTCGTTTTCAATACCTAGTAGTTCTAAACCGTTTTTAAATGTTTCATACCAATCTTGACGGGAGTCAACATCGTTTTCGTATGCACTAAGGAGTTCACTAGAAATTTCAGACAACGTAGCGGGGTCTAAATACTCCGCGAGGTTTTCCTCAAACGGAATATCCACTTCCATTTCCAACATAGAAGGGTCAACGAGGTTATTTTCCTCATCAAACAGGATTTCTACCTGTTCTTCGCCCTCAAACTCTTCTGGGAATTGAACTTCAGCCATGGAACGCTACCCTACTCTTATTTTTTGAGACGGTAAATTAGTAATATGCCCGTATTTTCGGATAATACTCTTCTTCGTCGTCATAATCGCCGTCTAATCGCAAAAATCCGCCCTGTCTAAAGCGACTTAGGGCTAATGTAGTTGCATCTACGCAATCGTCGTTCTCTCCGTTAGGAAAATCAGCAACTTCGTCCACTAATTCTTGCGCCCAGTTCGTATCAGGCACCCAAACTCGGCCCTCTTGGAAAATTCCACTAACCGCGTTTAGTCTTGCGATCTTATCCTGACCTTTGCTCGGTGAAAAGGTATTTATTGGGATACCCTGTCGCCGTAATTCCTGCGTTAGTGGGATACCAGAGGCTTTTGTTTCGATAATTACCGAATCAGGCTCCCAATGTTCATATAAACGCATCGCTTCGCGCTTGAGTTCTGGGAAATCTAACCGCTCTTTTACGCAATCTAACAAAATTATATGCGCATCCTGCCCACTATACAGTTCTTCGCCGATTTTACCCTCGGGATAAAACACTCCCCACGTTGTTATCGCCGTATAGTCGGATCTTTCAGACTTTAAAAACGCCGTATCGTAACTTTGAATCAAGTAATCGCACGTCGGAGGGTTATCTCTAGGCCATTCCATTATCCAATCTTTAGGAATAATCGAAATACCCTCACCTGTAGGCCGCTGCATATACTGCGCTGCCCATTTAGACGGCGGTATCGACGCTTTAGTCGCTTCTAATTCGTCTAATGACCAAAATTCCGGCCATAGCGGTTTACCTGACGGCAATATCGCGGGAAATTCAATAACCTCCCATTCGTCGCCACCCTTTTCTTGCGTCATTCGCTTGATTAATTTACCCGTTACGTCCTTTTTAGACCAACGAGTCATCACGATAACGATCGCACCTCCTGGCTGAAGGCGCTGACGGGGGCCAGTTTGATACCATTCGTAGGCTTCTTCCAACGCTTTATCCGAAAAAGCATCTTGTTCGGAGTGAGGATCGTCAATAATAAACAAATCAGCACCACGACCCGCGAGTGCACCACCAATACCCGCCGCATAATACTGACCGCCCTGCGATGTATTCCATTTACCCGCGCTTCGCGAATCAGCTTTTAGTTCGGTAGCTGGAAATATCTCCGCATACTCTTCACTTTCAATTAAGTCACGAACTCTACGACCAAAGTTAACCGCAAGGTCAGCGGTATGCGTAGCTTCAATGATTTTTAATTTAGGGCGCTTACCTAATAAGTAAGCTGGAAACAAATACGAAGCAAATTCAGACTTCGTATGTCGCGGCGGCATATTGATTATGAGGCGTTTTGATTCTCCGCTGGCGATTTTATCGAATGCCTCGGCCATCTTTTTGTGGTGCGCACCCGCAATAAACTCTGGCCAAATCGTTTTAACAAAATCGTAAAACGACGCCATAGAACTTTCGCGTTTTTCACGCTTTTCTAATTCCTCTAGGAGAAGAGTAAACTCTTTCGCTTCGTCTTTCGACAAATGCGATAGGTCTACTTCCTTTAGCTGTTCAAGTGGGGTGGTCAACGGAGTCTTTCTTGGTTTAACCTTTCAGAAGATATTCGGCCACCGTTAGCCATCGTTTGTATTTGTTGTTGAGTAGCTGGCACCATCCCCGCATCAGGGTTCATTTCCATTTGATCCGCAAGTTGCATACCTACCTGCTGGATCTGTGGGTCGGGGTCTTGCATCATCCCCATAATTTGTGGGACGCCAAAATAATATACATCCGCAGGTGTGCCCACCGGCCCACCGTCGGCCATACCTTGCGGCAACAAACCTTCTAACCCGCCCTGCTGCTCTAACATCATCATCAGTTCTTCTTCAGACATATCAGTAGGCATGACACCTTGTTCCGGCGCTCCAGGAATCGGGGGCTGACCGCCTTCGTAATCCATCGCTTTTAAGGCTTCTTCTAATCCAGAAACTTCGCTACCCTGTACTTCTTCAGGAATAACTTCTTTAACCATCGCGATATTCGGGGCAGACCCTTCGATTAGCGCACGAGTTTGAGCGTTTTCTTCAGCACGTTTTTGGGCTTTGCGTGATTGTTTTGCGCCGTATGCGGCTGTGCCTGTTGCGACAACTACTGCGGTAACTACGAATGCCATTATTCAATATCCTTAAAATTATCTACAACAAACATCCGCTCTAATTCTGGTATATCTCGGATATCGTCAGGATTAGGATGAACAGTAATGATCGTCGTATTTTCTAAAAAGTATAGCGCCCGTTTAGTATGCGGCGGCGTATTCATAATCGCGAAATCTTTATAAACGTCTATCCGTTCTTCGTCTTGCATCGTAGAAATAACGCGACAATGACCCGCTGCTAATA